TCCGGCTAATATCCAATCATTGTTTGCTAGCTGTATGTGTTCTTTTGGACTCGGACACATTGGTCCCACACCGGGACCAAATATTGGTTTGTCTGGCGGCCATGGTTTATCTGCTGGCCAACCGGGAGGGGGGTCTTCTGGGTCTATTGTACCTATTCCTGGTCCTGGTCTTGTTGGATCTACAATAAGAGGTATAAGAGGAGATCCGCCCCCTTCCGTTACTGGTTGAGCCCAACCACCTGTTGGCATTAGTTCTCCATGTTTTCCCGTATTAAATCCTTTGGTGCCTCTTGGCACAGGAACTCCATCAGCCGTGTAGTATATTGACGCACCAAGTATACCTCCGGGTCCCTTATAAATTTCTCCTAACATCGGATGAGCACCAACAGGGGTAAGAGTAGATACGTCTACTGGTTCACCTGTTCTTGGTCCTTCGGCGAAGCCGGGAAGATCGGAAGGACTAAAAGGCTCTTGCTGAATTATAGGTGGAGGCGTTCCTATTGGACCTACAGGTTCTATGAAAGACTTTATAGGTGGAGGCGTTCCTATTGGACCTACAGGCTCTGGAATCTGAACCGGAGGTACTCCGGGAAATTTTGGTCCTCGTCCTGGAAAGCCTGGTTCTCCTGGTAATTTGTCTACGGCTGCTTGTACTGGGTCGGGCATCATTGGAGGTGGTGCTGGTGTATCACCGTATATAAAGTCTTTATGACCAGTCCCACCAATTCCTGTAACTCCTTTTGGCCATCTGCTCGTTTTTGGGTCAAAAGGGGGATAAGAAGGAGGTGGTGCTAGGTCAAGCAAAGGATGGTCTGGTGTATCACCGTATATAAACTCTTGGTTTGAATCAGACCCAATTCCTGTAACTCCTACTGGCCATCTGCTCGTTTTTGGGTCAAAAGGGGGATAAGAAGGAGGTGGTGCTGGTGTATCACCGTATATAAACTCTTGATTTGAATCAGACCCAATTCCTGTAACTCCTTTTGGCCATCTGCTCGTTTTTGGGTCAAAAGGGGGATAAGAAGGAGGTATTGCTGGAGGAGTTATCATTGACGGCCCTTGATTCATAACCGGAGGAGAACCCCTTGGTTTCATAACTCTTGTTCTTGGTCGTCTGGCCATTATTTACCTTTGTTTTTGTCTCTGTCCGTAATCGCTTTTAGAGCTGCAATATCTTCCTGGGACTTAGTTCTCTCTTCTTCTGCTCTGGCTTTTAAAACCGCAATATCTTCCTGAGATTTTATTTTTTCCTCATCCACTGCCACTTTCATCTTGGCAATGTCCTTTTGAGATTTTACTTTTTTAGTATCTGTTTTATCTTTTTGTTTAAGTTTTGCTTTATCCAGAACAAGTTTCTTTTCAGCAATTTCTTTATCGTCTTGGTTCTCTTGTGCTCTGATCTGCAACTCTTGTTGTTTTAATTCTACCACTCCATCATCAGGTGGTGCCAATATTTCTTCTAAAGCTGGCATCACCATCTCCAGTAATTGTAGCTCAATTTGTGCTTTGAGTGCTTCTTTTTCTGGATTAGGTGGAGGAGGCGCGCCTGGTGGCACTGGTCCGCCTGCTTGCATTTGTGGTGGCATCATGCCGTTTCCTCCTTGTGGCATAGGTTGTTGTTCCGGCATTTGTTGATCGGCTTGTTTCTGTGCTTCCAACGATATGTGTTGAAATATATGCGACGTTAAAGTCGGCACCGTTGCCGGATTCATCATGGCCACAGGACTTTCAAGTAAAGTTAAATGCGCTTCAATATGCGTCATGTGTTCCTGTTCAGGAAAAGCCATAGGAGGAGCACCCATCAATACTGAACCATTTTCTTGCGCAGGATCCACAGGAGCGGGAGGGGGTGGATCGGGCATTAATAGTGCGTCAATATTTTCTGAACCCAGCGCCTCATACATGCGACGATAGGATTCTTTGATATTGTGTATTTCTGGGTTACTTTGTACTAACTGTAGTTCCTGTTGCGCCAAGGAAATCCTTTGGCTCATAGAAAAGAAGTTTGGATCAGAAACTGGAATGACATCAACGCGACCGTCAAAGTCCTGTTGCTTAATCATTTGATCGCCACCCGTTACCTGATACGGATATTCAGGAGGCAAAAATTCTGAGAACAGCCTGGCTAATATCTTAAACTCTGTTTTTTGAGCATAGTGCAGTCGTTTGTGCACAGCTGACATGACTCTTGTGCCTTGCTCCAAAAGCGCCATGGTGGTGCCAACAGGAAGTTCCTGGTTGCCTTCACCAATTTGTAAATTAGCCAAGGACGCGAATCTTTGCCCAGCTTCAACACAAGAACCCATTAAAGCAAGTAGGGTTTGTGAAGGTTCTTTATAAGGCAAAGGTATCAAAGAATCTCGAAGGGCTCCGCCTGGTGCATCTACATCACGAAACTCTCCTGGTTCCAATGGAGTTTCGTCGTCCCTGATTCTCAATCCCCTGGCTTTAAATCCAGCAGGAAGATTGGCTAGGGTTCCGGCATCTATGAGTTGTCTTAGAGCTCCGGTTGCGGTTCTGGAAAGTCCTCCAATCATGTGAATTAGTCCAAACCCGTAGAAACCCAAACCTGGGAGAAATTTGTAGTGAACGAAAAACTGAATTTTTGTTTTCAGGGGGTCGTTCGGATTATAGTTTCTACGGATCGCTAAAACTTGATTTGAAGTTCGGTCAACTGTAATTATATAAGGGAGATGAAAACCATCGGGATCTTCAAAACCAGGGATGTCCATGGATACATGAAACTCTAGGAGCTCATACATCATTTCGTTAACGCCAGTGGTTAATCCTTCAAGGTCATCTACTTTATCTTTGGGCTTACTGGCAATATTCGTTTCACTAGGCTCCAGTAAAATGTCTCTATAAAACCCCGCTACTTGCTGTGTGCGCACCTCGTTATAGGTCATTTTTACTATATGGGTCACTCTTTCACAAGTTTCAATGTCACTGGCAGTATAGGGCACCACTAAATCTTCAGTAGGCACAAAAGTGCTTACTGCTCGTTGTTTGCTTGGGTCAAAATAGACTTTCTTAAAAGCAGAGCCTGCTAGAGGCAAATAAAACAATAATTGGTCCATTTCAGGGGTATATTCCTGCATTACCGTAGTGATTTGGTAGTTCATAAACTCTTGCACGCGCTGTGCCTGAGCCTCACTTTCGGGGTTTTCGAGCCCCATTATTCGGGTTTTTACGGGTCCTTTGGAAGGAAGAAGCTCTTTAAAAGCTTGGGCTTGAAATTGAGTAACCGATTCTGCCAGGAGGGGGTGGGTTACCCCTGATGCTCCCGGAAACGGTCGCTCACGGTCTTCATATTTGAATCCAAGGAGATCCAAGCCTTCAACATAGGTTTGTTCCCAATCGGCTCGACTGCCATGGTCATCTTCAAAATCTCCAACTAGGTCATTGGCTATTAGACCAAGGGTTGAATCATCTATGTGTTCCGCTAAATTAGCCTCAAAAGGAACCTGCTGCTGTTGCTGCTCCATGCCATAGGGATCAAAATTTATTTCAGCTGAACCGTCTTCTATAAAAGAGACAGCAGCCCCACTGTCCATGGGCAATGGTTCTTCGATCTCGACCGTTTGTCCGTCTTCAATTTCTAGGTCAATCAGATCAGCAATACGATCTATGTTCGTCGGTTTGTTTCCGCCAATTGTGGCCATTAGTTAGTCCTCCCAAATTCTCTAGGAAGGGGTTGTAAGTAATCCATTAAAAATTCTGCTGTTTGTTCTCCGAAACTTGGGTCTTCTGGCATCATAGTTGCTTCTGCCATTTTTGCAACGGCTGGAATTGTGCCAAGCGCTACTCCACCCTGTTTTATTATGCTGGTAATTTCACTGTTTGTCTCTTTTGCCAAGCGCTCCCACTCTATTGCTTCTTTAACTTTATTGACTTTTCTAGCTTCTATTGCCGCTTGCTGAGACCTGCGAAGTCGGGTAAGCATATTTTGTGCGTATGTTTGAGCAGTTGAGTCCGCAATATTTGGTCGTAGAGTTTTAATAGATCTTTGAAGAAGCTCTCTTGCCGCTTGTTGCGTTGGTGATCTTAGTCTATAAGGAAGGTCAGTACCAACAAGACTTGCTTGGTCATAACGGCTATAGTTTTGCTCCCAAGGGCGTTGGGATTTTTTTCCAAAACTCGCTTCACTTCTGTTTTTACCAATGAATTGTCCGGTTTTACCTTCCCGCATCATTTTGTCTGTTTTTTTCAGGGAGGCCTCCATAGCCTCTTTCATTTCTCTGTTTGCAGCTTCTTCTATCTCGTCCCATCGGGACTTGGGCTTCTTTCTTTTTATCAGAGTCGCAATTCCCTGCCCTATTTTTATTGGGTTGGCCATTGGTTAGTTCCCAAATATTCTGTTCCAGAGCAATAAATCTCCTATTCCTCCTTGTTCAAGGGGTTCTTCG